TTCAAAACTTATAAATATTGTGAAAGGGTTGAAACAATAACTTTAATAAAGGAGAACTAAATATGGCTTTTCAAGTATCACCAGGTGTTCTCGTAACTGAAAAGGATTTAACAAATGTTATTCCTGCTGTGTCTACATCAAGCGGCGGAATAGTAATAACAGCAGAGAAGGGACCAATTGATGAGATTACTACAATTTCATCTGAAAAAGAATTGGTTGACAACTTTGGCAAACCAACTGCGAATAATTTCGAAGAATGGTTGTCTGCTGCAAACTTTTTAGGATACGGAAATAATCTGAAAGTAGTAAGACCAATAACAGGATGTGTAAATGCTGTTTCAACTGGTACTGCTGTGTTGATAAAAAACACAACTGACTACTTAGACAATTATCTAACTGCTTCGGGCGCTGGAACAGTTACAGACATAGGACCTTACATTGCAAGAGAGGCTGGAACATTAGGAAATAATCTAAAGATTTCTAAGTGTACTAACTCTACTGCTTTTGGCCCACACTCAATGAGTGGCAATCTTGTCGCAGGCGCATTATCGCTAGCGGCAACAAGTGTTACTGTTGATGATGGAAGTTTAATGCAAGTTGGCGACATCTTAGAGTTTGGAGATGCAAGTGGATATACTGCTGCACCTTCTGGACACTATTACAAGATAACTGCAATATCAACTCATGTATTAACAATCGCAAGATTTAATGTTTCTACAGGTGCTACAGAAACAGGCGGTCTTAGACATGCTGTTGTTGACAACGCTGTAATCAGAAGGCATTGGGAATATTACTTTCAATTTTCTGCACCACCAACAACTACAGATGATGTACTTGCTGCCGGCGGTTCATTAGATGAAATGCATATTGTAGTAATAGACGAAGATGGCGGAATCACAGGAACTACAGGTTCAATTCTTGAAACCTTTGCAAGTGTTTCGCAGGCACATGATGCTAAAACATCTACTGGTTCAAGTAACTATTATCCAAATGTAATATACAATACATCAAAATTTATCTATTGGGTAGACCATCTTGCAACTTTATCAGACGGACTTGCTAAGACTGGAACAACTTTTGATAATACAGTTGGCGATGCATTTGTAGTATCTAATACTTCACTTGCAAGTGGTACTGATGACTTTGTTGCAACTAATGCTGAGATTGCTACTGCTTATGAGAAATTTGCTGATACTGAAACAGTTGATTTATCTTTACTTATTTGCGGTCCTTCACAGACAGGCGAAGATGCTACTGGCGACACAAAAGCAACTGCTGTTATGGATATTGCAACTGCGAGAAAAGATTGTGTTGCGTTTGTTTCACCTGCGAGAGCAGATGTTGTAGATGTTACTAATGCAATTACACAGACTGCAAATGTCAAATCATTTGCTGATGGGTTACCATCATCATCTTATGCAGTAATCGATAGTGGATATAAATACATGTATGACAAGTACAATGATGTTTACAGATTTGTACCTTTAAACGGCGACACGGCTGGTCTTTGTGCAAGAACAGATGATGTTGCAGACCCATGGTTTTCACCAGGTGGTTTCAATCGTGGACAAGTTAGAGGCGCAGTAAAACTTGCCTTTAATCCTAATCAAACACAACGAGATGACCTCTACAAAGCGAGAGTAAATCCTGTTGTTGCATTTCCTGGACAAGGAACTGTATTGTTTGGTGATAAGACTGCTCAATCAAAGCCAAGTGCGTTTGATAGAATCAATGTTCGAAGATTGTTCATTGTTCTTGAAAAAGCATGTGCTACTGCTGCTAAATTTCAATTGTTTGAATTCAATGATGAATTCTCTCGTGCGAACTTTAGGGGTATTGTAGAACCTTTCTTGAGAGATGTTCAAGGTCGTAGGGGTATTACTGACTTTAGTGTTGTTTGTGATACAAGTAACAACACAGGCGATGTAATCGATAGAAACGAATTTAGGGCTGATATTTTTGTTCAACCTGCTCGTTCTATTAATTTCATTCAACTTAACTTTGTCGCTACTAGAACAGGCGTTGCCTTTTCAGAAGTAGCAGGCGCTTAATTTTAGAGGAGAATAAAAATGGCAAATATAACTCAATTTAAATCTCGACTATCGGGCGGCGGTGCAAGAGCCAATCAGTTTAAGGTAATACTTCAAAGATTTCCTTCCGGTGCTGATGATGTAACGGATGACTTATCATTTTTATGTAAGTCTACTGTTCTACCTGGTCAATCTATAACAGCAACAGTTGTCGACTTTAGAGGTCGTCAAATAAAACTTGCTGGTGATAGTAGGGCTTTTGAAGATTGGCAGATGACTGTAATAAATGATACATCTTTTAGCATCCGTAATTCATTCGAAAAATGGATGGAAAAAATAAACAATATGTCTACAAATGGTGGCGCAACAAATCCTATTGATTATCAAACGGATATTATTGTTCAACAGTTAGATAGAGATGAAAATGTATTAAAAACTTACACTCTAATAAATGCTTTCCCAGTTGGTTTGGGCGAGATTGCTGTATCGTATGACACAAACGATACAATTGAAGATTTTACTGTTGACTTTGCATACGAGTACTACACTGCCCAAATTGGTGATGGCGGTGCGTTTACAACAGGTGATGCTTCACTTTCATAATTTTTAACAAGTTATAAGGATAATATAATATGGCGAATTTACTTGGATTCCAAATAACGAGAAATAATAACGATTTAGGGAAGCCGGCAGAAGCGAAACAAGCGTTTACTGTCGCAACCCCTGATGACGGTACAACTACCATAGCTGCTGGCGGACACTTCGGCCAATACATGGATATGGAAGTTACTGCCAAAAATGACATTGACTTAATTAAAAGATATCGTGAGATTGCCCAACACCCAGAGTGTGATATGGCAATCGAAGATATCATCAATGAAGTTATTGTTTCAGATGAAAGAGATGCTTCAGTATCGGTATCATTAGATAAACTTATGATATCAGACAATATCAAAATGAAAGTTCGTGATGAATTTGACGAAGTTTTGCGTTTGCTTAACTTTGACGAAAAAGGTCATGACATTTTCAGACGCTGGTATGTTGACGGAAGAATTTACTTTCACAAAGTTATCGACCCAAAGAGTCCACGAAAGGGACTTACGGAAATACGATACATTGACCCACGAAAGATTAAGAAAGTTCGTGAGGTTACGAAAAAAAGAGATAACAAAGGTAAAGGTGTAGAGATGGTAGAGGCCACGGCAGAGTGGTTCGTCTACAATGAGAAAGGAATATCAGCAGCCAATACAAATTCTGGTCTGAAGATTTCTCCCGACTCAATTACCTATGTAACATCTGGCGTAATTGACCAAACTAAGAATATGGTTATGGGTCATTTACATAAGGCGATTAAACCAACCAATCAGTTAAGAATGATTGAAGATGCTGTTGTTATTTACAGAATAGTAAGAGCACCTGAAAGAAGAATATTTTATGTTGATGTTGGTAACTTACCTAAAGTAAAAGCAGAGTCATATTTGCGTGATGTAATGGCAAGATATAGAAACAAACTTGTCTATGATGCATCAACAGGCGAAGTCAGAGATGACAGAAAACATATGTCAATGCTTGAAGATTTTTGGTTACCTCGTAGAGAAGGTGCAAAAGGCACAGAAGTTCAAACCCTAAGTGGTGGACAGAATCTTGGTGAGATATCAGATGTCGAATATTTTCAAAAGAAATTATATCAATCTTTGAATGTACCTATGTCAAGACTGGATTCAGATAATGGATTCAACATGGGCAGGGCAGCAGAGATTACAAGGGACGAACTGAAGTTTACTAAGTTTGTTCAGAGATTAAGAAAGAGATTTACTCAAGTCTTTAATGATGTACTCAAGACACAACTTGTGTTAAAAGGTATTATCACAATTGAAGATTGGGTAAAGATAAAAGAACATATACAATATACTTTCTTGAAAGACGGGTACTTTGCAGAACTAAAAAATGCAGAGATACTGAGAGAAAGAATAGGACTTGCACAAGAAATTAGTCCGTATGTAGGTAAATACTATTCTGTTGAGTATGTAAGAAAGAATATCTTACAACAAACAGATGAAGATATTATTGAAATTGACAGGCAGATTGCCGGTGAGATTAAAACTGGAATTATTGCATCACAAGATATGGGTGATGATATGGATTCCGAACTATAAATATAGGAGATGAATAATTATGTCAAATGAAAATGTAGTAAGTATGGTAGATTCTTTAACAAACGGCGACAATGTTGCCGCTCAGGACGCATTTAAAAGTGCG